TGTGTTGTTTCAAAATTTCTTAACTGTTGTAAATTTTTTTGGGGTCCTGCTTGTAGTGATATATAACCATCTGTTATGCCTGCCAAGTCATCATTAAATAAACCATACTCATTATATCTTGCTTCATCTTCAGGTTTGTGTACATTCATTGACTCAGGTAGTTTTGTATAGGTTACAGTTGCAAGACCATAACCTGTGTCTACATTATGAGAGTGTATGGGGTTATACTCATTTTCGAAACTATGTACTGACCAGATATCTTCAGTTTTTATTTCACAATTAGGATAACTACCAGTCTTAGTGCTACTGATGTATGTTTCTATATATTCAACTGCCTTTGATTGTTGCCAATCACAATATCTAGAGACTCTAGGATCACTTTGATTAAGAAAATATTGTTGTCTTATATCTGCTGCTAGAAAAGGTTCAGCATTTCTTTTATCGTGATATTGTTTATCCTCTAAAACTTCTTCAGTATAATTGTGAAGATCATTCAATATAAGATCAGGAACGGTAAAATGTAGAACTATTGCTGAAGGTATGATGTGTATATGCTTCATCTAAGAGGTGGTCCGTTAAACCAACAAACAGCACTATATCGTGTGCCTCTGGTTACCGGAGTGACTCTATGTCTGACCCAAGATGGGAAAACAACAACTGCACCTTTATCACGAAAACTAGGATTAGTAAATGTTTCTAATTCATTTATTCTAGAATCTTGAGGGTGTTTAGTTAACCATAAATCGCCGCCATCATAATCGAGAGGGTCTGATAAGTTAATGGTTACGGAAATCTTTCTACACAACCCAATATGCCTAAGATTTGAGGTTTCAGTAATAGGCATTACCTGACCTTTTTTCTCATAGTCTTTGTGTCTTGCGAAAACTTTTGAAGCGTGATGATCACATTGACCGTCAATATGCCAATGATAGTGTTGTTCTTTTCCGTACTTTGTAAATTGTATCATTTCACATTCTCTAATATCTAATCGCCAACCTGCCTGTTCATTAGCAGAATTAACAAACGGCCATATGCAATCGTAAACTGATTCATCATTCAACCAAGCAATACGACTTGCTCTAATCTCGTCATCTTCGGATCTTTCTAGATTTCCTAATTGGTGGGTAGCAACTTGCTCTTGAGCAGCAAGACCTTTTGCCATAATATGATCGACTTTTTCCTGCGATAGAACATTATCGCCGGAAAACTGCCAGCAAATGTTTTGAAACATAATATTATTTATTTATCCTTTATCTTCCTTATAATCTCAAGCATTCTACCTAATTCTAGTGTAATGCTATCAATGTGATATTTCATTTTACCTAATATATATAAGGCATAGAAACACATAAAAATAACAAAGATAGAGAGTGTTATTACAATGATATCCATTCTTCATCCCACTTATTCTCTAGACATTCTCTAGCATATTTTTCTGCTTGTTTAACAGTCATGCCCTCGTCTAGTCCTTGTTCATACTTATCTTCTAAGAATCTTTCTGTATAATAATTACTCATTATGATAACAATCCTTCCGTTGCAAATTCAGAATAGATACTTTGTTCATTATCAAAGTCCATATCCATAACATCTTCGATTGTTAGATTAATCGAATTAGCAACTCTTTCTATTTTATCGCCAATCAGGTTCTCATCACCCATATAGGCGCCAGCAAGAATAGCATTATATTCTGCTTTTAGATTTTTTAACTCAGTCATTGTTGACTGAATATTTACATTTTCATCAAAGTTATTCATTATATTACCTCCTTAGTAATTTATTACGATTAAATTTTGTAGTTTTCTGATTACACCGTCTAGGTCAAGATCATAATAGTAGTCATAGGCATCTTTTTTTAACTGTTTAGCATAATCTAATTTAGCAAAGATATCTTTACATTCTTTGAATTCTTTGAAAACTTGATATTTTGTTTTATATTGAAAATTATTTGTCATATTAGTCCTTTTTGTTAATTTATGAGTAAATCTTAACATATTTTGAGGTGTAAAACAAGCACTTTTTCCCCTTTTTAGGGATTTTCTTTCGTTTAGAATCAATAGGTTAGAAGAAAAGTGAAAAAAACTTGAAAAATCGCAGAAAACTGCGAAAAATGACTAAAAATGACGAAAAACTGCGAAAAAAATGACTAAAAAAAGTCTTATAAATAGTAAAATGAGGGATTTTTGTTATGACGGCGTGATTCTTTACGAATCAAACAACTTTGTATGGGAATTAATCTTAGAGAGACACGAATTTATCGTGGAAATCTTCAATCCGAGTATTTCCAGACTAAAACATAAAAATGTCGTTATGCAAGGAGTGACCTTCGGTACAAATTATTAAAAAAAGGAAAGAAAATGCAAGAAATTATTAAATTTTTTAGAAATAGTGTCGAAGTCTTTTGGCCGTTACCTAAAAAAGTAACAAAAAAGAAGAAAAAGACAACTAAGAAGAAGAAAAAGTAATGGCAAGAATATCAAAAACTCATGGGATCAATTCAGGACATACTCCTACAATAAAAGGTACTTCTCAAGGTAGAAAACCTATTAAGAGTACAATGAATAAATCTAAAAAGAGATCATTCAAGGCATATAGAGGTCAGGGCAGATAATGCCAGGTGTCAGTAGAGATAATGATACCGCAGGTGGGGATCTCATACCTTCTCAGAGTACAGTCTTTGCAAACGGTGAAGAAATTATTGTTAACGGTAATAGTGTAGCACCTCATGGCATCGCACCTCACATTTCTGCAACAATGCAAGCAGGTTCTAATAATGTTTTTGTAAATGGCATAGCAGTAGTAAATGCTGGCGATAATGCGACTTGTGGGCATAGTGCAACAGGATCATCAACTGTATTTGTAGGGGATTAATGGCAATATTATGTGATTGCCAATATAAATAGAAGTATGGCATACTCAAGATCAGGACAAGGCACAAGTTTAGATAGAAATACTAAAGTATGGAAAGACCTAAACTTAAACTTTACTAAAAATCCTGTAACTAATGATGTAGTGAAAATAGAAGGTGTGAATGCTGTAAAAAGAAGTGTTAGAAATCTAATTAACACGAATCACTATGAAAGACCTTTTCACCCTGAATTAGGATCAGGCGTAAGAGAAATACTATTTGAAAATGTTACACCTTTAACAGAGATATTTTTAGCAAAAAAGATTGAAGAGATATTAGTCGAATATGAACCTAGAATAAAACTCGTATCAGTTAATATCAATGCACAACCAGATAATAATAGATATGGGGTAGTGGTAGAATTTTATGTTATTAATCACCCAGAACCGATCATAATAGACACATTCTTAGAAAGATTAAGATAAAATGGCAACAACAACTAGCACAACTGAAACAAAAAAATTACAGGTTACTGAATTAGACTTTGATCAAATAAAAACTAATCTAAAACAATTTCTAAAAAATCAATCTGAATTTATTGACTATGATTTTGAAGGTTCTGGTATGTCAGTTCTTCTTGATCTACTAGCATACAATACACACTATTTAGGTTTCAATGCAAACATGGCAGCAAACGAAGCATTTTTAGATAGTGCTGAGTTAAGATCAAGTGTTGTTTCATTGTCAAAGATGTTAGGATATACACCTTCATCAGCGATAGCACCTAAAGCAATAATTAATTTAGTTCTTACTGATGCCACAGGTTCTTCAGTAACAATGCCTGCAGGTACAAAATTTACAACTACAGTTAATGACAACTCATACACTTATGTTACCAATTCAGATAATACTATTACACCTACAGACGGTGTTTATACTTTTTCTAATCTAGATATTTTTGAAGGTACTAGAGTTACTTTTGAATATACAGTTGATAGCACAAATGAAGAACAAAGATTTGTAATACCTAATAATAATGTTGATATAACAACTTTAGGTGTATTAGTTCAAAACTCAATTTCAGATACAACAAGTTTTACATATGCGAAAGCAAATTCTCAAATAGGTGTTACTGCAAATAGTAAAGTATATTTCTGTCAAGAAGTTGAAAACGGTAAGTTTGAAATATATTTCGGTGATGGTGTTACAGGTGTAAAACCTTCTAATGGTAATATAGTTAAGTTAACTTATATTGTAACTAATAAATCTGCTTCAAATACTGCATCAGTATTTTCATTATCTGGCACAGTAGGAGGATTTACAGGTACAGTTACAACTGTTGCTAATTCTTCTGGTGGCACAGATGCTGAAAAAGTACCGTCAATTAAATTAAATGCACCTTTACAGTTTTCTGCTCAAGATAGAGCAGTCACCGCTGCCGATTATAAAACATTAGTAAAACAAATATATCCTGCTGCAAGTGCAATTCAAGTGTGGGGTGGGGAAGATAATTCAACACCACAATATGGTAAAGTTTTTATATCTGTTAAGGCAGCAGACGGCACAACACTAACAAGTGCTGATAAAACAAGTATTCAAACACAATTAGAAGATTTTGCTGTTGCATCTGTCAGACCTCAAATTGTAGATCCAGAAACAACATTTATTACTTTAAAAACTACATTTAAATATGATAGTAATTTAACAGTAGAAGATGCTACTACACTTGCAAGTAAAATACAAACTGTAATTAGTGATTATAGTGATGATAATTTAAATAATTTCGTAGGTGTGTTTAGACATTCACAACTAACAGGTTTAATAGATGATGTTGATTCTTCAGTTCTAAGTAATATTACAACTGTTAATATATATCAAACATTTAAACCAGTTTTAACTTCTACTGTCTCTCAAGCATATACGATATTATTTAATAATGCAATCTATAATCCTCATACAGGTCATCAATCATCAACTGGTGTGGTACAGTCAACAGGATTTCAATTAGATAGTAATACAGATAGAGAATATTTTTTCAATGATGATGGCGCTGGTAATATTAGACTTTACTATCTTGTATCCGGTATTAAAACTTATGAAAATAATAATTGGGGTACAGTTAACTATGCAACAGGTGAAATCAAAATTTCTTCAGCGATTATAACTGGTGTATCAAATGTAGATGGTGCTACTTCTACAAGTATAAGGGTTACTGTAAAACCTGATTCAAATGATGTTGCACCTGTGCGAGGTCAAATTTTAAGTATTGATCTTTCTAATACGACAGTTACTGGTGAAGTAGATACGATTGCTTCTGGTTCTAGTTCTTCTGGTGTAGGATATACTACAACCTCATCATACTAAAATGGAAAACTATTTTACTTTAAAAGAAAAAATATCTTCACTAGTAGGACAACAATCACCTGAGTTTGTTCAATCTGATCATCCTGGTTTCGTAGATTTTCTTAAATCATATTTTATTTTTATGGAATCTGCTGAGATGCAGGTTACAAATATTTCTGAACAAGATGAGATATTATTAGAAACAGAAAATCCAGACATAAATTTTAAAATATTAAATGAAGATGGCACAGCACCCTTACTAGAAAGTAATAGTTTTGCCTCTGCATTTACTTTGGGTGAAGTTATTACAGGATCAGTTACAGGTGCTCAGTCAACTATTCTAAGTCCTGATATTACTAATTCAAAACTATTCATATCTGCAAACTCAAGATTTAAAACAGGCGAAACAATAACAGGCGCTACTTCAGGTGCAACAGCAACTGTTAGTAAATATAGAGGTAATCCTGTACAGAATATTCAACAATTTTTAAATTTAGCAGATGCTGATAAAACTATATTTGATTTCTTATCTGATATGAGAAAATCTTTTATGACAGGCATAACAGAAAATTTACACCCAGATGTTGATAAAAGAAAAACTTTAAAAAATATAAAAGGTTTATATAGAGCAAAAGGTACTGCAAAGGCAAATAAACTATTCTTTCAGATGTTATTTAATGAGACACCTGATATCTATTATCCTAATAGAGACTTACTAAAACCATCAATCGGTAAATTCTCAAGAAAAAGTATTCTAAGAGTCACTCAAAACTCAGGTAGTGTATTAAATCTTACAGGTAAAACAATAACAATGGTCAGCGGTAATAATACTGCAAGTGCCTTAGTAGAGAATGTTACCTCTTTTGCTATAGGATCTACAGTTCTGTTTGAATTAGAATTAAATACAGAAACAATAAAAGGAACATTTTTAGATGGTGAAGTAATCACAGGTGTTGATAATACAGATAATACATTAGTTGCAAAAGGTACAATTAAAACTATTTTAAATGATATATCAATAACAAATGACGGTCACTTATATACTACTGCTAGTTCTGTTAGTCTAAGTGGTGGTGGAGGATCTGGTGCAACTGCATTTATTGAAGAGATCGGTTCTGGCGGTGTCGAAGAAATTATTGTTGTAGATGGCGGATCAAACTATGCTGTTGGTGACACACTAACATTTAATTTTACTAACTCTGATGGTGCAGGTGCTGAGGCGGTCGTTGCTGTTGTAAACGGTGGTATTGCAGGTGAAACTGGCACTTCGGCAGATCATATTATATTAGAAGATGGCACACAAGCAGGTGATCCTTATACAGGTAATAAAATAGTTCAAGAGGCAGGAACATCAGCAACAAAAGATATTACTGATGTAAGAGTCACTAGAAGCGGTCATGGCATGACCTCTTTACCTACAGCAACAGTTTCAAGTACACTTGGCACAGGTGCTGTTGTTAGAACATACGGTAATGAAATAGGTAGAATTAAAAAGTTTTCAATATTAGATCAAGGCATTAATTTTACAGGCACACCTACGGTTGTATTAGAAGGTAATGCTGTTTATAAATCAAGTTCAGGTACTATATCAGCAGATGAAACATTCACTGGTAGTGGTAGTACATCAGGTACTTTAAAATCTATTGATACAAGTACAAACAAAATTTCATTTACAACTGCAACTGGTGCTGTTGTCGCTGGTCAAACTTTAACATTTTCTGGTTCAGGAACAGTAGTAATTGAAAAGGTAGATCAGGCAACTGCTACTGCTTCAGTAGCAACAAAAGTATTAACAAGTGGTGCATATACAACTCAAGACGGATTTATTTCAGAGAAAGATAAAAGAATTCAAGATAGTGTTTATTATCAAGATTATTCTTATGTTGTAAAAGTTGGTGAAAGTATTACAAAGTGGAGAGACTATATTAAAAAGGCAATACACCCATCAGGATTTAATGTATCAGGTCTAGTTAGAATTCAGACAAGAGTTAGTGGTGAAATTTCTGTACCTGTTCAAGGTATCGTAACTGGCATTGAAGATACACCATTATTCTCAACATACAAATTCTTATTTGCAACTGTATTTGGTAGAAGAGCAGGAACAGATACAGATGGCACTACTTTAAGAGCAAGTGCTAAAGTAGGTAATGACAATAGAGATACACATACCGCAAGTACAAGAGATGTTACAGTAAATAGAAAAGTAACTGTAAAACTATTTGGTGACTCTGAAGATTTAGGTTTCAAAATAAGAGGTCAACTTAGAAATCACGGATTTGCATATGCAGGACCTAGAACGAAAAATGCATTTCAGTTTGGGATATTCTCAGGACCATACATAAACGGTACAGGTGTGCCTGTTTCTCAATGGGGCAACTATCATTTATCAGGAATGTTAGATAGCACATTAAATGGTACTGTATTAACACTAGGTGAATTAAATGATCCTGTGAATAATAGTAGAAATCTAAAGACAAATATTGCATTCCCAAGTGAGTTTTCTAGAACAGTAGGGGATTTTTCTTCAACTACTAGGACTTTTGATAGCACTAATACAAATTTTGATGAGGACGATCTAACTTAATCGTATAAATAGTTCATATGGCAAAACAATCACTCAATTTAGGATCAAGTGCAAACGATGGAGGGGGTACTACTCTTCGTGCTGGGGGCGATTTAATTAATGATAACTTTAATGAGTTATATACTGCATTGGGTGATGGGTCAGCACTACAAATTTCAATATCAGGATCACCAAGCACTGGTGATGTTCTTACTTGGAACGGTTCTGCCTTTGCCTCTGCGACACCTAGTACACTTGCAAACATTGTAGAAGATACGACACCTCAACTTGGTGGTAATTTAGATGTCAACGCAAAACAAATTGTATCAGCAAGTAATAATAATATCGTTATCACACCTAATGGGTCAGGTTCAGTTGTATTAGATGGTCAGTCTTGGCCGCAAGCAGATGGTTCTGCGAATCAAGTTTTAAAAACAGACGGTTCAGGACAGTTATCTTATAGTAATCTTGAAAGTGTTGCTGCTACTCACATTCAACTTCCTGTTTATGCAACTACAAGTGCTAGAGATGCAGCACTAAGTTCACCTGCTGCAGGTATGATGATTTATTTAACCGCAACAAATAAGGCACAAGTGTATAATGGCACTTCTTGGACAGATTTACACTAGGGGATAAATATTTGTATAAATAGTAATAAAGGAAAATTATGGCAGCGATTATCACTTCAAAATTCAGATTAAATAATGCGGAACAGTTCGTTGAGTCTTTCTCAGAAACAGCGGCAACTGCATACTATCTGTTTATCGGTAGATCATCTACTTGGCAAACAGATACAGATGTTCAAGGTAATACAGTAAATGAGGGTACAGACTCTACACCACCTACACCAAATGATGATGTAAGTTCTGAGTTTTACAATTATGATGAAATACTTGGTTTAAAAAAGATTGCTTCTTCAGATATTTCTCAAGTTATTCCTAAAAGAACATGGGTCACAGGTACAACTTATGATATGTACGAACATAATATAAGTTCTTCAAATACTGCTAATAGTGGTGCAACAAATATATTTGATTCATCTTTCTATGTAATCAATTCTGCTAATAATGTCTATAAAGTTATTGAGAATGATGGTGCAACAGCGTCAACTAACGAACCTACTTCAACCTCAACTTCAATATTCTCAACTGCTGATGGGTACAGATGGAAGTTTATGTATTCACTATCTACTTCTCAAGTTACTAACTTTGTATCAACTGACTTTATGCCTGTTGCAACCAATTCAACTGTTTCAAATGCCGCTGTTGACGGTGCATTAGACACTATTCTTGTTGTTGCTGGTGGTTCTTCATATGATGTTAGTGGTGGTGCAACCTCTGGTACAATTACTGCAATACCTATTCGTGGTGATGGTTCTGGTGGTATTGCTTCAGTTACACTAACCTCTGGTGCTATAACTGCTGCAACGGTAACAACTGCAGGTACTGGTTATACTTTCGCATATATTCGTAGTGCTGATGTTGTCGCCGCTACAAATGCTGGTGGTAACGGATCAGGGTGTAATTTAAATGTGATTATTCCTCCTAAAGGTGGTCACGGTAAAGATGCTATCAAAGAGTTAGGTGGTTTCTTTGTAATGTTAAATACAGATTTAACTGGTAGTGAAGGTACTTCAGATATTTTAGCAACAAACGATTTTAGAACAGTAGGTGTTGTAAGAGACCCAACAAACTTCGGCACCTCAACTGTTTCAACAGGTACTACATTAAGAGGTGTTAAGGCAATTAAAATTGCTTCATCACCAACACCAGGCACATTTACGATTGATGAAGAAATAAATCAAGCAACAACTGGTGCTGTAGGTAGAGTAGTATCTTGGGACTCTGATAATAAAATTTTATACTATTGTCAAACTAGATTCCCAGATTATGGTACAGATGCAAATGGAAATTTAACTGCATTTAGTGGCGCTAATGTAATAACAGGACAATCTTCGGGTGCAACTGCAACACCAGATACAAGTTCAAGTGCTACTGTTAATGCTGTTGTATTCTCTTCTGGATATTCAAACCCAGAAATTCAACCCGACTCAGGAGATATAATCTATGTAGAACACAGGTCGCCTATTTCCCGTGCTTCTGACCAAACAGAAAATATTAAACTAATTATTGAGTTCTAGGATAAACAATGGCAACCTTAACGGATTTTAATGTCAGTCCATACTATGACGATTATGCTGACAGCAATAGTTACCATAGAGTACTATTCAGACCTTCTTTTGCTGTTCAGGCAAGAGAGTTAACTCAAGCACAAACAATTCTTCAAAATCAAATAGAAAGATTTGGTAATAACATCTTCAAAGAAGGTGCTATGGTCATACCTGGTCAGATTTCTGTTAATACTGATTATGAAGCAGTTAAACTAACCTCTTTCTCTGGTACTTCAACACTTTCAAATTTAGTAGGCGGCACATTTACAGGTGCAACTTCTGGTGTTCAAGCGACAGTTGTAAATACAGTAGTTACTGATGGTACTGATCCTGATACTTTATTTGTAAAATACATTAACTCAGGTTCTAATAATACAACTAGTACATTTGCTGCAGAAAATATTACTGCAACGATTTCTATTGGTGGTGTAAACACTTCAATAACCTGTGCCGTGAGTGGAACTGCAACCGGTTCTGCTGCACAAGTAGAAGCAGGTATTTTTTATACTAGAGGTTTCTTTGTACAAAACACAGCACAAACTTTAATACTAGACAAATATACAGATACACCTTCTTACAGAATAGGACTTGATGTAACAGAAACCATAAACACACCTACTGAAGATGGTAACCTAAATGATAATGCTGCTGGTTCTTCAAATGAAAATGCACCAGGTGCTCATAGATTAAAAATTTCCCTTACTTTAGCAAAATTAGCACTTACTGCAACAACAGATAATAATTTCATTGAGTTAGCACGAGTCAATACTGGTATCTTAACTAAACAGGTTCGTGCTACAGAATTTAATGTAATTGAAGATACAATGGCAAGAAGAACCTTTGATGAGTCAGGCGATTACTCAGTAAGAGATTTCGCATTAGATATTAGAGAGAGTGTTCTAGACGGAAATAACAGAGGAATTTTTTCTGACGGTGCTACAACTGAAGATGATGGCACTGCTTCTACTGCAAAACTTGCTGCTCTTCTATCTCCTGGTAAAGCATATGTAAGAGGATATGAAATAGAAAAAATATCTCAAGCAATTAAAGATGTTGACAAGGCAAGAGATTTTGCAACTGTTAATAATAATAAAACTACATTCGATATAAACAACTTTGTTAATGTAACAAATGTTCATAGTCTTCCTGACATGGGCGTTGTTACTGGTTCTAATGCCTCAGATGTTTCACCTTATCGTACTGTAAGTTTGATGGATGAATTAACAGTTACACCAGGTACTAAATCGACCGTTTCAGATGCACAAATAGGTCGTGCAAAAATAAGAGGGTTCGAACATAGATCAGGAACAGCAACAAGTAAAGTATTTGCTCAAACAAGTGTATTCAAAGCATTCTTATTTGATGTTGAAATGTTTACTAGTATCGAAGTAGACGGCACAATTAGTAATGCTGCTGGATTTACAACCGGTGAAACAGTAACAGGCGGCACTTCAGGTGCAACTGGTATTGTAGAAAGTGTCTCAACTGAAAAATCTGCAACTATAACTGGTGCTTCAACAGCAACTCCTGTTGTTGTTACAATGTCAGGTGGTCATTCATTTAAAGAGGGTCAAGTAGTTACGATTGCAGGTGTTTCTGGTATGACTGATATTAACGGAAACTTTACAGTTAAGAATCCTACCTCAACTACTTTTGAGGTGTTCTCAGATGCAAGTGTTGGTGGCACACCGACTGCTGTAGGTTCTTCACAAACATATTCTGGTTCTGGCGCAACTGCAAAACACGATACTGTACAACTTTCAAATGTTCAAGGTACATTTACAGAAAACGAAACTATAACAGGTTCAAGTTCATCTTATACTGCTGTTGTTCAGTTTAGTGCTTTTGGCCGTAAGGGTGCGACTTCTAGAACATTTAGTGAAGTTAAACAACTTCATAGTGATACTGCAAATGAAGATTTTACTGCTGATGTTGATTTATCTGCCGACTTTGGTTCAAGAGTTGCATTAACAGGAAACATTTCTATTGCAAACTCTGGCACAGGTATTCTTGGTTCTGGTACAAAGTTTCAAAGTGAGTTAGTTATTGGTGATCAAATTACATTTATTGATAATGCTGGTTCTACTACAACAAAAATTGTAGAAAGTATTACAAGTGATACTGATTTAGAATTAACAACTGCTGTTGGTGGTTCGGGTGCTGCAACTTCTAAAGTAGCAACTAAAAATAGAACATTGATTAATGGTAGTGATAAAAATACCGCAATATTTAAATTACCATTTACACCTATAAAAACATTATTAACAACTTCAAACAGTTTACAAACAGATACAAGTTATACAGTAAGAAGAACATTCATAGGTAACTTATCATCTGGGTCAATCTCATTATCTGCTGCTTCAGGTGAAACATTTTTATCTGCTGCTGATGCAGATTATGTTCTTAGTTTAGAAACTGCACCTGGTTCTGGTGCTGTAGGTGATCTAATACAACTAACTTCAAGTGAGTTATCTGGTACAGGTTCTGGTACATTAACGATTGCTTTAGGTGCTGGTTTTGGTTCTGCTAAAGTAAAAATTATTGCATCACTATCTAGATCAACTGCAGGTCAAAAAAGTAAAACAGATAATACAGCACAAACAGTACAAATATCTACAGAGGCAGCAGCAACTGCTGATGTTATTAGTATCGGCAAAGCAGATGTTCACACACTCACTAGTGTTAAGATGGCAGCAGATTTCAGTACAAATGCAACCGCTAGTGATACAGATGTTACTGATAGATTTATTTTAGATACAGGACAAAGAGATAACTTCTATGATATAGGTAGATTAATCAAAAAAGAAAATGCTATTGCAATCACTGGTAGATTATTAATTACATTTAGTTTCTATTCTCATGGTTCTGGTGAATATTTTAGTGTTGATAGTTATCCGTCATCACAATATGAAATTATTCCTGAATATACTTCAGATACAACTGGTGAAGTATTTAAACTTAGAGATTGTTTAGATTTTAGACCTAGAGTAGATGACGCAACAACAATTAACTCTGGCGGTAATGATAGAGAATTTGACGGCACTGGCGCTGCAGCGATTGATGTACCTAAATTTGGTTCTTTGATATCTTCAGATTTAGAACACTACTTAGATAGAATTGATAAAATATTCATAACTGAAAAGGGTGACTTCGAAGTAGTAAAAGGCACCTCTTCAGTAACTCCTATAGTACCTAAAGATATTGATAACGCTATGCATATCTATACTTTAGATATACCTGCATATACATTTAGTGTTGATGATATCACAATAAATTCACAAGATAATAGAAGATACACAATGAGAGATATTGGTAATCTTGAAAGAAGAATAGAAAATGTTGAATATTATACTCAGTTATCTTTACTAGAAACTGCAGCAGAAAATTTACAAATACAAGATGCTGATGGTTTTGATAGATTTAAAAATGGTTTCATTGTAGATAACTTTACAGGACATGACACAGGTGATGTAACAAATGATGATTACAATATTGCTATGGACATGGCAAATGGTGAAGGTAGACCTACACACTTTACAGATGCTGTTAAATTAATAGAATCAGATTCAGATGGTTCAACTTCAGCATTAAATGATACAACTAGATCAAATTCTAATTATCAAAAAACTGGTGACTTCTTAACTCTAAAATATTCTGAAACAACAGAAATCACACAACCTTATGCTACACAAACAGAAAATATAAATCCGTTTGATATTGTTAAGTTTACCGGTCTTGTCGCATTAAGTCCTTCAAGAGATGAGTGGAAAGAAACAGAGAGACGACCTGAGTTAGTAATTAATCAGGCAGGACCTTTTGATACAATGACACAAAATGCAACACAAAATAGAGATGGTAGTTTCTCTCTAGGTACTGTATGGAATGAGTGGCAAAATTCATGGACTGGAACACCTCAAGTAACTACTTCATCTAGAAGAAGAGGCAGAAATTTAACAACTACAACAACCACAACAACTAGAGTAGGACAAAGAAGAACAGGAATTAGAACAAATATAATTCCTAGAACAGTTAGAAGAAGTGCTGGTGATAGAACAATTAATGTTGCCTTCATACCGTTTATCAGATCAAGAACAATATCGTTTACTGCTACTGAATTAAGACCTAGTACAAGAGTTTATCCTTTCTTTGATAATGTGGCAGCAACTGCATATGTAACACCTAACGGTGGTTCACTTGGGGGTTCTTTAATTACAGATGCAAATGGTAAAGTACAAGGTACTTTTGCAATACCTGATCCTAAAGTAAATTCAAATCCTAGATGGAGAACAGGTGAAAGAGTATTTAGGTTGACTTCAAGTTCAACTAATTCTAATGATTCATCTCTGATTTCAACAAGTGCTGAAGCAACATATACTGCCTCAGGTATTATAGAAACAAAACAAGAGTTAATTATAGCAACTAGAGAGGCACAAATAAGAAGAAGTGTTGTGAATGAAGATAGAACAACAACAAGAACAAATACAAGAGTTACAAGTGCAGAAAGAGGTTCAGGTCGTGGTCGTTCTAGAGCATTTACTAGAGATCCCACGAGAGATCCCTTAGCGCAAACATTTATGGTAGATCAAGACGGTGGTATGTTCGTGACCTCAGTAGAGGTATTCTTTAAAACTAAATCATCTAATATACCTGTATGTTGCGAATTAAGACCAGTTGTTAACGGGTACCCTTCAAATAGAATTGTGCCACTTGCATCTAAAACAATAAATCCTGGTTCAGTAAATACATCAACAACTGGTGAAACTGCAACTAAATTTACTTTTGACGCACCTATTTACTTACCTCAAGATACAGAATATGCAATAGTTCTTTTAGCAAATACAACTGACTATACTGTTTATGTTGCTGAGACTGGTAAGAAAGCATTATCAAGTGGTAGATTAGTTTCTAAACAACCATCAACGGGTGTATTATTTAAATCACAAAATGGTTCTACATGGACTGCAAACCAAGAATTAGATTTAAAGTTCAAACTTAATCGTGCATCTTTTGAAACTTCAAGCACAGGATCTGTTACTTTAGTTAATGATGCTGTTGATACAAGAACATTAGCAGCAAACCCATTTAAAACAACTGCAAGTTCTGCTGTTGTAAGAGTAACACACCCTAATCATGGTATGCATAGTACAACTGCAAATGTAACTATCTCAGGTGTAGGTTCTACTCTTAATAATATACCTGCAAGTGAATTTAACACAACACATACTAGTATCTCAAATATTACACATGATAGTTATGATATAACACTTTCTACAAATGCAAACGCAACAGGCAACGCTGGCGGTTCTTCAGTTGTTGCATCACAGAACAGACATTTAGATCAATGTCAACTATTCATTCCTACAATGACTGTTCCTGGTACTGCAATCTCAACTAAAATAAGAACAACAACTGGTACATCAATAGATGGTTCACAAACATCTTATACTTTAACATCAGCACCTAATGCTGAAGCAGCACCTATTGGTGAAAATATATTATTTAATGCACCTCAAGTTATTGCTTCATCTATTAATGAAACAAATGAAATGAGTGGCAATAAATCATTTATGACAATACTAGATATGACTACTACTCAAGATAATTTATCACCAGTTATTGATACAGAATCAATGAGTGTATTTGTAACTAAAAATAGAATAAATAGTCCTGCTAGTGGTACTACACCAGATTTTGTTGCTGAAACTAAGGCAAGTCAAACTAGTGCTGAGACAAAATATTTAACTAGACCAATAATTCTAGATAATAACTCAACTGCTCTAGATATTCGTATTAGTGCGAATATACAAACTGGTTCTGATATGAAATTATTTTTTAGAACAACTGGTGGTGAAGAAACAAGAAGATTACAAGATATAGGATTTACAGGATTTAATTCAACTGGCGCTGAAGATACTAATGTTCCTGATGCTGAAGATGATACTACATTCAAAGAATATAAATTTAGTGCTTCAGACCTAAGTGGTTTCACTTCGTTTCAACTTAAAATAGTTTTAACTGGCACAAATAGTGCGATTGTACCAAGAATAAAAGATTTGAGAGGAATTGCATTGGCAGTATAATGAGTGAATTAAAAGTAGAAGGTTTTGAGAATTTAGTTAGAGACACAGAATCAACTGCAATCGTCAATAAAGATAAAGATGGTTATGAAGTTTATATGAGAAAAGTCTCTGCAAGAAAAGTAGAAAAAGAAACAGTAAGAGGATTAGTTAGAGAAGTGAATGAATTAAGAGAAGATTTTAAAGAGATAAAAAACTTACTAAATAAGATGGTAGATACAAATGGCAGATAGAAATGTAACCACATCCAATACTCTAGAAGAGTTTAGAGTTGAATTCAATGAGTTAGCAGTAGATGTAGGTGATATAGCAAGTGTAACTGGCGCTTCAGGAATGATCGCATCAGCAACTGATATTGTTGAGGCGGTTGTCGCCCTAAATAGTAATAGTGCAACTTCAGCAAATCCTGTAATTACAGGTATTGCAAGTTTTCCTGACGGTTCTGCCTCAGCACCTTCAATTACAAATACTGGTGATACAAACACTGGTATATTCTTTGGCGCTGCTGATCAGGTAGATATAAGTGTTGGTGGTACAGGAATTGTATCAGTAACATCCGATGGTTTAGGGGTCACTGGTAATATTACTGCAACAGGTAATATTACAATGGGTGATGCCGCTACTGACAATGTTGTATTTAATGCTGATGTAAACTCTAATTTCATACCTAATACTCATAATAGTTTTGATTTAGGTGCTGATACTCAATCGTGGAGAAGTTTATATCTCGGGACTAGTGTAATATTTGAAGGAACAGGCGTTGATGCACATGAAACTAGTTTAGTCGTTGCAAACCCAACGGCGGATAGAACGATAACATTACCTGATCAGTCAGGTACAATGTTAACAACTGGTGTTACAGATGCTGACCTTGCTGGTTCTAATATTGCAACAACAGGATTTTCAATCGCCATGGCGATTGCTTTAGGATAATAAATAGGAATAACAAATGGCAAATGATTTTAAAAAAGGTTTCGTTTCAGGAATGAGCGGTAGTTCAGGGTCTCCCTCTACACTATATACTGTACCAAGTTCAAAAACTAGTGTATTAATTGAGTTAGACTGCTGTAATACTTCTAATGCTTCTCAAACTGTAACTGCTATTTTGTCTCACGGAGGAAGTACAGATGTTCATTTAGTGAAAAATGTACCGATACCTGCTGGTTCAACTTTAAAAGTTATATCAGGACAAAAAATAGTGGCAGAACAGAATGATGTAGTAAAAGTATTCGCTTCAAATGCAAGTAGCGTTGATGCTGTGCTTTCAATTCTTGAAGATGTTAACTAAGAAAGATAATAATGGGTAATTATACAGGACCATCACCGGCTAGAAGTTTTGCTCCCGTAGCGACTAAAGATAGATTTAGTGGCGATGGTAGTTCAGTAAACTTTGATTTAAGTTTTGATATACCTTCAGGTGGATTTAATTCATTAAATGTATATGTAGAAGATGTATGGCAAGAACCTACTGTCGCTTATACTGTAGGTAATGATGGTTCAGGCAACCCTAGACGAGTAACTTTCACAACTGCCCCACCTAGTGGCACAAACAATATTGTTATCATCAATAGAGATAGAGAAACTGCTCGAGTTATACCAGACGCTAATTCAATAACTGCTACACAATTAAATAGTGAAATGATTACTGGTTTAACTGAGGTGACTGCTGTTGGTGCTGACCATGTTTTAATTTATGATGCCAACCAAACTGCATTGAAAAAGGCATTAGTATCTACACTAGGTAATACAGTTTCAAATAGTGCAAATAACAGAATTCTTACAGATACAGGTACAACTGGATCAATTAATGCAGAAAGTAATTTAACTTTTGATGGGTCAACTGTCGCCCTTACAGGATCACAAACTGTTTCTGGTACTGTAACTGCTGGTGGTTTTACAATCGGTTCTGCTGCAATCAACGAAGCAGAGTTAGAAATCTTAGATGGCGCTACAATATCTACAAACGAATTAAATAGTCTTGCAAGTATCGGTTCTGATACAGTTGCAACTCAACTTGCTACAAAGGCACCTCTCGCTAGTCCAGCATTAACTGGTACTGCAACTGGTGTAAACTTAACACTATCAGGAAACTTAACTGTTAATGGTACTACAACTACTTTAGCAACCACAAATTCAGTTATTAGTGATAATATGATAGAGTTAAATACTGGTTCATCTTCAAATGCGAATGACTGTGGTATTGTTATTGAACGAGGATCAACTGGTGATAATGCGATATTTGCTTGGGATGAATCTGTTGATAGATTTATTCTAGGTACTACAACTGCAACTGGTGCTTCTACTGGTGATTTAACAATCGCTGCTGCTCCTCTTGAAGTTAGTGGTCTTATAATTGGTAGTGCTGATATCAATGAGACAGAATTAGAAATTTTAGACGGTGCAACATTATCAACTACTGAATTAAACTATGTTGATGGTGTAACAAGTCCGATACAAACACAATTAGACGCAAGATTACCACTCGCTGGCGGCACTATGACTGGTGATTTAATACTTGGTGATAATGTTAAGATAGAAGTAGGAGATGCTACAGGTGGTGATTTACAAATTTACCACGATGGTTCAGATTCATATATTGCTGATGCCAGCACAGGTTCATTAAAATTATTAACTGATACTTTCAGAGTGCAAAATCCTGCTGGAACTGAGAACATGATAGTTGCTACTGAAAATAGCGGCGTCTCTTTACACTTTGATAATGACGCTAAATTAACAACTGTAACCGGTGGTGTTAATATTACAGGTACAGCAACTGCAACTACATTTAGTGGTTCAGGTGCGAGTTTAACAAGTTTACCTGCTGCAAATATTTCGGGTCAATTACCTACAGGTTCAACGGTAACATTAGATTATGATAGTATACCACTAACTGATCCGGGTGTTAAGGGTAGACTTTATATTAATACTACAGGCGGTAGTGGTGGTAACCCAATTCATAGAAATTTAGCAGTAAGTGACGGATAGGAAATAAAATATGCCATTTAGTTCATACATAGGAAGAGAACCTCAATTTGGGGCATTAGAAAAACAAGTTATCACAGGTGATAATAGTACAACCTCTTTTGCTTTAAACTTTAATGTAGGCGATCCTAATATGTTATTAGTAGTTTCAAACGGTGCTGTATTGACACCTGGTACTCAATATACGATAGATACTGCAGGTGCAAATATAACTTTTTCTGCTGCACCGTCATCAAGTCAAACACACCATATTATATTCTTAGGACAACAATTATCAAGCACTTCGATAACTGTATCCTCAGAAACAGTTTCAGGTGATGGTTCTGGAACAGATGCTATAAATAAAGACAGATTAGTTACTTTCTTGAATACAAGTGGAGGAACATCATCTTTAACACTAGCAACTGGTTCTTTTGCCGGTCAACTTAAAATTATTATAATGAATGTAGCAGGTAATGCTGCAACATTGACTGCCGCTAATGGTAATTTAAATACAACTGCGGTGTCTACTTCAATAGTGTTTGATGCTGTAGGAGAAAGTGTAACTTTAGTTTATGATGGAAGTAAATGGTTCCCAACTTCAAGTATAGGGGCAACGATATCATAAGGATAATATATGTCAAGAAATACGATAGGAAATCAGGCAGTAGATAAAACCTTAATCACAGGTAATAGTACAGTAACAGCAGCGTCAGATGATGCTATAATGATATCTGATACTAGTGATTCAGGTAATATTAAGAAGGCAACTATATCTACAATAACTGATACTTTAATCGCTAACGGTGGCGATAATCGAGTATTGACCGATACTACTACTGCTGGTTCTATTAATGCTGAGGCAAACTTAACATATGACGGCACAACTCTTGCTGTTGGTAATAATATTACGATCGGTGATGGCGGAACAATAGGTTCTGCTTCAGATGCTGATGCAATTACGATTGCTGCTAATGGTAATGTAACCATAGCACAAGACTTAATTATAAACGGAACTTCAACAACTGTCAATAGTACAACAGTTACGATTGATGATCCTATCTTTACAGTAGGTGGTGATTCTGCACCTGGTTCAGACGATAACAAAGACAGAGGTATTGAGTTTAGATATCACGATGGATCATCTGCTAAACTAGGTTTCTTTGGTTTTGATGATAGTACAGGTAAGTTTTCTTTCATACCTGATGCAACTAATTCAAGTGAAGTATTTAGTGGTACAAAAGGCACAATAGATGTTGGTGCTGTTGAGTCTGCTACAGTAACTACAACTGGCAATATTACTTCAGGTGATTCTTTCGTAATTGGTTCTGCTAGTATGGACGAAACTGATCTAGAAAAATTAGACGGTATCACAAACGGTACTGCTGCTGCAAACAAGGCATTAGTTCTTGGTGCAAGTGGTGAAATAGCAACAATTACAACTGCTACTATTACAAATTTATCAACTACTACATTAACTGGTGGTGCAATCACTTCATCTAATTTTGCTGCTGTTGTTACTCTATTAATTAAAGACTCTGCTGGTACAACTTTAAAAACCATTCGTAGTCCTAGTTCATAAGGAGTTATAAATACTATTATGACCGTTCGATTTTCTTTATATAATGATGGTTCTAATAACCTGCAGGAATTTACTGCAGCGCAGAATACAACTAATCAATCACAAGCAATTTATCAATACAGTACTGACCCTTCAGTTACTTTGACTGTTGGTTCTGGTTCTAGTATTGGTACTAGAGCAGATACAAGATTACAAGCGGGTGCTGGTACAACCCATCCTTCATCTTTTCAAACACCTGCGAGTACAAGCACGATAACCGTAAACTACACAAACATAGGACAAAATGTTGCTACAGTAACAGATCCTACAGATACGAATAATGTTGCATATCCTGTTTACTATGATGGCACAGATGTTGTATCAATGACTAAAGCAGATTTTCAAGATACATTTATTAAACCTGCAATAGAAACAATGGTACAAACAACTTCAACTGGTGCAGATCAAGCAGGAACATTTACGATTGGTACTTCAACAAGTTTAGCAAATCATACTAATATCTCTTCAACTGCTGTATTTACAGATACTAGAGCAAATGCTGGTGCTTATTCTTCATCAAGTTTATTTGAAACTCAAGATCAACCTACGACTATCACAAACTACTTTTTACATAGAAGAAATGGCGTTGATAATATTGGTTCTTGTACTGTACCTATGTTTGCTGATACAAGTGGTAATTTAGAAACTTATACTAATGCTGAGTGGGGAACATTATTGAAAAATGAAATTAGAAGAGTTGCGGCAAGTCTTAGTGGGCATCAAATAAGATATTCCTCTAGCACAACTTCTACATTTGCAAGAGGCACTGGTATGGCAGATACAAAATTGAATGGTCAAACACTAGCACAACAACAGATAAATACAGACGATTACAGATCACAATTTTTTCCGTCTGGTGCAGCAACAACTATAAATACTTATTATTTAAGACCGTTCTTATCGTAAAGGA